GAAGTGGCCGAGCTGAGGCGCAAAGCGTGGAACGTGTCGGTCGGGGTGCGCGGGGATGGTTCCGGCCTGAAGCTGGCGCAGACCATGGCGCGGATGCGTTGAGGGTGCCCTGATGAGCATTCAGCTCGTCTACGGAGCCTCCACCCTGACGCTGCGTTACCTGCAGGCGCAGCCGATCGGGTATGCCGAGGCGGAGACGGAGCAAGGGCTGACGGCAAGGCAGTTTACCGTGGCGGGGCTTTGCACCCCTGCGCAGTGGGTGACCTGCTGCACGATCTTTGATGCGTGGCAGGCGGCCAAGATTCAGGAGTCGCCCACCATTGCCACTCGGGTGGTGGGGGCCACCGTGGCGCTGACCTGCTCCGCCCATGGCCGCAGTGTTACCAGCCTGCCGTGTTGGTTTACCGGGGCGCCGGTTGGCGAGACGGTGCAGGGTGGAGCCTGGGTGAAGGTGTCGTTCACCCTGATAGATGCAGCGCAGCAGCTGGCGGTACTGCTACGGCAGAACGAGAAGGGCAGGCTGGGGGGTGATGCCTTCCTGCCCGCCTACGGCACTATCACGCTCGGCACCACCACACTAGCGCTACTAGATCAGCCCGAGGCCTTTGAAGATGGCCCGACCCTGGAGCCCACCTCCACCGGGGGTTTCGTGGCACGGGGGCCGTTGGTGGCCAGTGAGGTGCGCAATGTGCGCGGCGTGACTGATGCTGCCGGGTGGACGGCGGTGAAGGCCTGGTTTGCTTCAACTATTGCCGCCCGCCCTGGTGCTACCGACCTGTGGCCCGTGGGTGAGCTGGGCCTGGAGCGGGATCGCATCGTGTCGGGTGGCTCGGTGGTGGAGCGCTACATCGTGTCGGTGAAGCTCAAGCGGAGGGCCGCCTGATGACGTTCGCGCCTATCGACGTTCGCGCACAAGTATTCAGCGATCTGGGCCCCGTGATCAGCGGGCAGCTATCCGATGATCCGCTGGCCCCTGGAGTGGGCCTGCTCCGCACACAGGGGGAGGTGGTCGTCAGCGGCCTAATCCAGCCCGCCAGAGGCACCGAACTACGACTAGGGGTGCGCTCGCCCGGCGGGAGGCTCACGCGGTTCCCACGGCGACTGCGGGTGCTGAAGGCTGACAGCGACCCGATGAACAACGAGACCACTCTCACGGTCGGCTGCCTGCTGGCCCTGAAGTGGGATTTCGTGGTGCCTGAGATCTTCTACGCCTCTGAAAACCCCCAGTGGACACCGATTGAAAACACGGCAGGGTCTACCCCGAACATCTGCTTCCTGGACTCCATCCTCACCGTTGCGCTTGACCGGTGCGGTATCACCCAGGCCACTGGCAACCCGGTGATGACCTTTGCCAAGGCGGTGGGGAGTGTTGACCTATCGGAAGGCTACCTGGAGATCGCTAGCAAGATGCTTGCAGAGTCGGGTTTCTACGGCTTCATCAACGCAGAGGAGAAGCTGCGGATCCGCAAGGTGCTTGCCCCGGCAACCAAGGGGCCGTTTCTGACCGTGAAAGACACGATTACGAATGAAGCGATCGGTAATCCTCCGCCACCGGAGAAGATCACGATCAATTATGGGCAGTCAGTTTGGCCAACGGTGGAAACCTCACCTAACTACAAACCTAAGACTCCCGGTGATGAGTCATACACCTGGAGCGCGGGGGCATAATGCGTAACTGGACCTTTCAACAAACGATCAGCCCGGCCGAGACTTTCGCGGTTGAGTATCGAATCAAAGAAGGGAGCCCGCCTGCATTTGTTACGAAGTTTGATCAAGTCAGCTTTGGCGCAGTATCAGAAGTGACCACAACGTATGAACCGATTATTTACTACGACAAAGACGGCAAGAAACAGATTCAGGATGTAGTAGCTAGTACCATTTCAGTTACGACAACCTGTGTTGGCGCTGCAAACCCAACACGGTGGAAGTCTAAACTGGAAGCCGGGAGCCCTGCGTTTGCTGGCACGGTGCTAACCAAGCGCACCGAATCATTTAACAAGTACCTTATCACTGAGGATGGACCGGTTGAATGGCAGGTAACCACCTTTGAATATGAGCCTAGGATTGCCTTTGCGGGTGGTCTGGCGATTGAGAATTACAAAAACATAGACCTTGGCACCGGCAATATCTTATTGCGGAAAACCATTGTTGAGAAGGAGGAAAACAAGCTAGCCGACCTGTCAAGGCAAACGACAATCGTTTACCAAGCATGGGGCGCTACGGCAGCAGGTAAGACCGTGGCGGCAATAATCATGGGAGGCCTAAAAAGAGCAGAGGAGTCCAACCGGATTAGCGGCACTTATACCCTCGTTGACCGGATGAGTGCCCTGGTGTGTAGCGGGGTTGAGAAGACAATCAACATAGGGAGAGGTGCGGCACCGGCCCAGCCAACAGCGCTTGACCAGCAGAACGACAGGCTAAGGGGCGCCCAGGATCGCCTTGACAGCAATGGACCATGGAATGGAACCGGCCCGATAGGCAGGCCGAGTGAACAGCTAACGGATCTGTCGTTTGGCTCTGACGGAACCAACAGCACAGACCGGTATGACATGGAGTTCGCGCCGGATAGCTACCTGAGGCCTTCCACCGATGCTGGCGATAACGGCACCGGTCTGAACTACGTGTACGTCTCCAGCCAGGCGGCTGCCTACGAATACGGAAGGGCAATCTACGCGATCCTCTCGGGGATGGCCAACGGCAAGAGCATCACCACCGAGCTGCGAAACCTGCCGAGTGAGCCGATGGGCACGCTTTATCTGGAGGCGGCAGGGACCGTGGGCCGATTCCGCGCCAATGGCATCACCTTCGCGTTTGACTCTCAGGGCCTGATCGCTGGCTGTGATGCCATGCTCGACGGCGGGGCAGGCAAGCTGACGGGTGCTAGCGGGATCAACTGGTTCCCGCTGATGGTGGCCGCTTCCAACCTGCCAACGGTGACCACGACGACCAACAGCACCCCCGGCCTGGCCAACACGATCAATGCACCGAACGGGTTTGACCCGATGGCACCGGGGAACATTTGGGCCAGCTTCGGGACGGCTGGTGTCGAGGGGGATGTGTACGCGGTGGAGCTGACCAGGGCCAGCGTGGTGGGGGCTGTCGCGGAGAACGTGCGGCGAGAAAGCGTGAGCCGCTCGCTCACATGGGTCCTGGAGGCTCCGTACAGCTTGACATCGACTGAAAGCGGCACCAGTGTGTCGTTGTCAGACGGAACGCTTCTAGTTGCTCAACTGGCAGGCAGCGGATCTGGGGTGATCGCGGACCTGTCGGCTGCAACGGGCGGTGGTGGCGTCAGCGGCGCCAGCTACACGCTGACAGGCGGGACCACGATGGCCTGGGCGTCTAGTGCTTATGGTTACGGCTGGGAGTTTACGCTGTCGGCAGCCAAGACGATTAAGGGGGTTGGTTTCTATGATGCGGATGGAAACGGGCTGGCAACTAGCTATGAGATCTCCCTTTACATCATCATATCAGGCACTGCATACCAGATATTTTTCGACAATGATGCTAATTTCACATATATCACAATCCCAAGCGGGACCGGGGCAAGCCTAGATGGAGTATGGAGACGAGTTAACCTGCCTAGTAGCGTGCCGGGCTTAACGCTGCCAACGGGACTTGGAATCACGGACTTCGATGACACCTACCGTTTGTTGGCGCTACCGGTAGGTGCGTCCACGTATACACCAGGACAGGATTCTGTTATTAAAAATGTAAGCGTCTTAACGATGCCATCAAACATGGCTTACGTTGCAAACACCACCGTTGGCGGTCGCCCTGCTAGTCCAGGCCCTCCCACCACGGTTACGGCAGACGGCATCGCGTATTTCGGCCCAGTTATTTTCTTCGAGTAAGGCCGGGAAACCTGAGGCAGTCACGGATAGCCCATGCCCGCTGCAATGCTTCAGACCCCGTTTGAAGCTGAGCGCCTATTTGTCGACCGCTATGCAGGCAGGAAGGCCCGCTTATGCCTGGCGACGACGACGGGTGGATCCCCTGGCCTCAGTTCCAACACAGCCGCTTGGGATGCTGTAGAGCGCAGCGGCAACGGCTATGCACGGTGCGAGTGGACAATCCCGGCAGGGACATTCAACGGCACCATGGACCGCTTTGAAGCAGGCCCCCAGTCGTGCCAGTTCACCGCATTAGGGGCGGCGCTCACATGGAACGCTGCCTACCTGGTGATCGGCACCATCGGCAACGGCGGTGTTGTGACCTGGAATACGGGCGTTTCGTTTGTGCTCGCGGAAAACCCGAGCATCAGCCTGGCAGCGGGAGCGAGCAGGGTCTACACGATCAGCCTGTTCACTGATGGGTTCTCTGTGACGGCATAAGCGGAAAGCTCCGATAGGTAGGTGCCGCCATGGACGTTCTGATCTCACCGGATGCGCTCGGCAAGCAGGCGCAGCTCACCTACGAGGGCAAGGCTTACAAGCTGTTGCTGGCGTACCGCAATGGCGCGGTGCTGACCCAGGCAAGCCTGATGAGTGCGTGGAATGCGGTCAAGCTGACTGCAGGCAATGGGTATGCAGAGCAGACGGGGACGATCGGGACCGGGAGCTTCAACACCGGCAATGCCCGCTACGAACTGCCGCAGTTCACCTTTACCCTTGCTGCCACTGGAAGCGGCTTCACCTACGACGCGATCCTGTTACAGGTGGACAACCGCACATACCCTGATCGGGTGATCCTGTTGCCGACACCAGAGACCCTGCAATCAGGGCAGAGCAAGAGCTACGTGCTGCTGCTGGCCCAGGGATGAGCCTGATCATTGACATCGACCCGGTGCCATGGAAGATCCTGGACCTTGTGAAGGCGCGGATCCTGAAGAACCGGGCGAACAAGGCAAAGAAGGGTACGGACTGGTCAAAGGAGACGCTGAAGCGGGAGATGAGCCTGCGGCCGGGGCCGTTGATAAGCAAGAGGAGAGATGAACCTAGTTTTCTTTCGGGAAGTCAAGTTGCCGTAGGAGTGGGGTGGCTCCATATTGGGCAGAATTACACTGTCATCTCAAATGAACCCGCAACATATTTTGACTCTGGCTGGTCCAATGGAGCCCCCAATGGACTTGACTGGCCAACATTTATTTATCAACCGGACGGTTCTACGGTATATGATGGCCGTGACACCCAGCGTACAACAAGTGTTATTAAATCCGCAAGTGCCACGCTTGAGCTTGTTGTTACCGTGGGAACTAGATCAGGTGAAACGTGGAGACGGGCTAGGCATACCTTAAACTTTAATGGTACAAGCAGCCAGTACGGAGGGAAAAATTATACATGGGTAAATGGAATAGGAGCAGTAGAAACACCTTTACCGGTTCCCGCTAGTACGAATTCAGACAACTTCGACGCAAAGATTTGGTATGGGCTATTTCCGGCTGGCGATACAAGTATACTGCTTGTAGTTTCCATAATTCAATTTAACCGTGATGGATGGGATCTTCAGAGCGTGACCATTCAAAACACAAAGCAGATTTCTCTTTTAATTACCGAAACTAATATCACTGAGGTAACACACCCACTGCCCGTGTATGTGCAAAAGGATATTGATTCCTATTTGGCTCAAGCTTTTGCAAGTCGCAATATCGAACTTATTGCAACCTACAACCCTGCCCGTACCGCTCAGGTCCCTTCAAGCTCTATTGGTATTTACCAGTCAAGAGGCGCATTGCACTCTTCTGCTATGTTTGAAGGCATCGCTCAAAATGGCGATTTTATTTCAGTATTAGCGCAGCAAGCTAAAAGCTCTTACGCCGCATTTAGCGGAAAAACTGAGATTCCTGTTCTACATTACAAACCTAACGATCCATTAGCCGCAAGCACTCCCACAACAGAAGAAGGCTTATTCGGCATCATTCCTGGCGCAAGTGTTACGGAGCCAATAACAAGTGGAATGCTTGCTGCTGGCTTAGATGACGAACTAGAGCAGAGACCGGGGCCAAACGCAGAAAATCAGCCAGAACCGACTGAACTGGTCGTTGCTTATGACTACCACGGCGGCACCTACTGCCGTAGTCGGCTCGCCGCCCTTGGCATCACCCTCCCATGACCACCCCCCAACCCACCTCCATTGAAACCCTCCTAGAGACGGTGCAAACCCGCCAGCTTGCCAACCGCATGGCCGCTGCCGAACGCGAGCAAGAGCGGCGCCAACGACCTAAGCCACGCGGTAAACGCTAAGCCGGAAAGCTGCGCTGTAGTTGCTCGCGGGCGTGATGCCCCGACCACATGAACACGCGATGGTTTGAACAGTTCATCCTCCTGAACCCTGAGCCTGGCAGCGAGGGCGGCGGCGGGGCTGGTGCAGGTGGTGGTGCAGTTGCTGGAGCCGTTACAAGCCAGGGCGCTACCGACCCTGCTGCCGGCGCTGGTGATGGCGAGGGGACCGGTGATGACGACCTATCCCGCGTCAAGCACACCCTTGACCGTGAGCGTGAAATCAACCGTGCAAATCAGCGCCGCATGGCCGCCCTGGAAGCCCAGTTGCGGGAGTTGGGCAACACCAACCCTGAGGCAGTACGGGCGGCTGAAGCCAAGGCCCTTGAGGAGCAGGCGCGGCGGGAGCTGATCGAGCAGCAGGCACGGATTGCGCAAGAGCAGATTGTGTCCAAATACTCCGCCCAACTGCAACAGGCAAATACTGAACTGGTAGCTGAACGCGAGGCCCGCCAGCGGGAGTTGGTGCGCCAGCAAGCCGAGAAGGCCTTCATCGGCGCCAAGGGCAGCATGGAGGCCAGCACCATCGACGGCAGCACGCCGTTTGATGCGGTCTGGTTCCGGTTCGGGTCCAACTTCCGCATTGAAGACGGCGCCCTAGTGGTGGTGGACGCTAAGGGCAACCCTGAAATCGACTCCGAAACCGGCATGCGGTACGAGCCAACCAAATGGCTCAAGCGGCTGCAGGTCGATCCCGTCTGGGGTCGTCATTTTGAGCCCGCCATGGGAACCGGCGGCGGGGCACGTAGTAGCCGCGATGGTCGCGTCAGCACAGTTAAAGACCTGATGAATCAACCGCTCCCAGCCGCGTTTTCAGACGCCTTTGGCTGATCGCTGCTGACGGCTTAGGGATCGGGGAAACATCGGACAACAGGGATCGACTGATGGCGTGATGCCTAAGTCGGTCCCAAATCAAGCAGCTCGGCGTGATGCCCTGCGGTGTCCTCTTGGCGTGATGCCACTCCCCTTGACCTTTACCTGGATTCCCCACAATGGGACTAACACTTCTGGAGGCCGCCAAGACTGATACCAATCAGCAACGGGTGGTCGTTATTCGCGCTCTCGCCGAAAGCGAGATGATTCGCCTTCTGCCGTTTGCCAATGTGATAGGCGGTTTGGACTATGCCACTGAGGATGAACTGCCCGGTGTTGGGTTTCGTGGTTTAAACGAAACCTATGATGCCACTTACGGTGTCATCAACCCGCAATACGAACGCCTTAAGATGTTCGGCGGGGACATTGATGTGGACATGCACATCATTAAAAACAAGGGCACTCAAGCCAGGGCCCAGCAAATCGAGGCCAAAGTTCGATCTTTGCGGCTGACCCTTGAGGACTACATGATCAACGGCGATGAGTCGGTTGATCCCCGTGCGTTCGACGGCTTCAGAAAGCGGATCAACATTGACAGCTCTCAAGCTATCAACGTCGGCGGTGCATTCTCGCTTTCCCGATTGGATGAGCTTATTGACGCCGTTGATGGCGACAACAAGGTTGTCCACATGGGCAAAGCACTGCGTCGGCGCCTTACTGCCGCTAGCCGCAACAGCACTATCGGTGGCTTCCTGACCACCACGCGGGATGAGTTCGGCAAGCTGGTCACCTCCTACGGTGACACACGCATTGTGGTCACAGACACCAATGCTCAGAACGTGCCGATTCAAGGCTTTACGGAAGCCGGTAGCACGACCAGTGTTTACTGCGTCGCCTATGGCGATCAGCAAGTAACCGGTATGCAGGGCCCCGATTCAGCCGGCGGCTACGGGATTGACATCAAGTCCTTCGGGGAAGTCCCTGATGTACCAGTCGATCGTACCCGCATTGATTGGTCGGTTGGTATTGCAATCATGAACGGCAGATCTGCTGCCCGTGCTTACGGCATCACCGATGCTGCAATGACCGCCTGATCATTGCTTTTACGTCTATTCCCTGATTCCCTGAGGTACTGATCCATGGCACGCGCAACAGGTCTAGCCCCCCGGAGGGCATATCAACTGGACGCATCGACCGTCCTTGTCGGCAACGTGTTGGCTGGTGCCCGTGGCCGCCAAGCCGAGACTCGCACAGGCGCTGCCCGGTTGCTTAACACCAACCTAGCTGCACAGAATGACTGGAAGCTGATTGCTGCCGGTGGCTCCAGCAACTCTGCTGGTGGTTACATCCTGCAGGCTGCCCACGTTGCGGAGGGTGCTGCCCTTAGCAGCGCTTCGACCTACACCAACATTGGTGTTGTCACCGCTGCTGCTGGCGCAATCAACGAGGTGGCCATTAGCGGTAAGCAGATCCGGGAAGCCGTGAAAGCTGCCGGTTCAGTGACCGGTGATGTGCGGGTGGCTGCGGTTCGGGTTCGCCCCGGTACTGGCACGCTGAGCATCAGCAACGTGGCGCTCACCACCAACAAGGCGACCATCACCCTGTCGGCTGCTCACACCATGCTGGTGGGTGAGGTTGTCACTGTGGGTTGCTCTAACCCGCTGGTGAACGGCACCTTCACCATCACGGAGGTGACCTCCACCACGTTCAGCTACAGCTCCACCCAGTCAAACATCACCAGCGCCTCGGCGACTGGCACTGTGACCAACGGCGCAGGTGTGCCGGTTGGCACCAACACGGTTGCGCTGGTTCCCGCGCAGTGACCCGCTAAACGGTTTGTGTTCAGCTAGGGCCCTTCGGGGCCCTTTTCACTATGGAGGCCCATGAACTTCCCGATCGGCTACGGCATGAACCTGGAGCAATCGCAGCAGGCAACGGCTGAGCCTGAACCCCAGGAGCCCGTTCAGGAGACCGCTGAGCAGGCCATTGAAGAGGTGGTGACACCTAAACCAAAGCGCAAGCGAGCGCGGGTGACAGGCGGGCGGTTTGCGGCTGACGACCCGTCCACCGCTGCAAATGAGGCGTGGACGGAAAGCTGAGGCAGTCATCGCGGCGTGCCGCTAAACACCACCCCAGGAGACGAAATGTCCAAGTCGAATGCCTTTGAAAACGCATGGCTGCAGCTGGTGTTTCAAAATATCGGCATTGCCAACATCGGTGATGCGACCGGTCTGCGCGGATCCGCGACGGCAGGGCAGCTTTTCTTTTGCTTGCACACCGCAGACCCCGGCGAGTTAGGCACGCAGGCCACCAATGAGGTGTCCTACACCGGCTATGCCCGAGTCGGTGTTTCGCGGGCCGGTAGCGCAGGATTCACGGTGACGGACAGCTCAGTGTCACCTGCGGCGAATGTGGACTTCCCGGCTTGCACGGCTGGCACTGCGACCGCAACACACTTCTCGGTAGGGGCTGCATCCTCGGGCGCAACCCTGGTTCTTTACAAGGGGCCGATCAGCCCGACCATCGCTATTTCTACGGGCGTAACACCGCGCCTGACCACAGCCACCTCGGTCACCGAGGACTGAGCCCATGCCTGACTGCGCGTCTCATGGGGGTGAAAAATGACGACGCGGGAACAAAAGATCGCGGCAAAAGTTGCGCAGTTTGCCGGGATCGCAGAGGCGGAAGTTGCCGCCGCGCTCAATGCACCAGACAGCAACCTACCAAAAAAAAGGGGTGATGTGGCTACTTACGATGCCAGGGAAATCCTGCTTTCTACGGGTGAGTGGGGGGCGGTAATTCTTACCGCAGAGAATACCGCAATCCCTGCACAGGTGCGGGGGGCTTGCATCGTTTTGCGCGATGCAATCATCCAGACCTCGACAATTCGGATTAGTATGCCGCAAATATACAACGCAACAGCCAACCTACTCGGCGGCCTAGTTGCCGCTGGGGTTGTGACAGACGGTACCCGCAATGCGCTTATGGCGTTGGCGGACGTGCCTCAGTCGTGGGCTGAGATGGAAGGGGTGGGAGCGGTAACAACCCGCGATGTTGGCATTGCCAGGGGGAACATCTGATGGCCGTTGCAAAATGGTCAACACCGAGCGCGAGGTCGAGCAACCTCGCTGGCACCACGCTCAACTCGCTGGCAAACGGCTCCGCCGGGTCGGCGATCACCTACGACAACAGTACGGCACGAGACCTTTACTCAATTGTCACGGTAAAGCTGGGGTCGCTTGCCGTACCGGCGGGTGGGTCTATCACGCTGCGGATTTATAGCGGGGACGGGACAGACACGCCGGACCTTAACGGCGGGTCTTTTGATTCTTACACAGCGGCCCTAACTGCATCAACAGGCGCAAAGGTTGTAGCTTTTCCGATGGTCAGGCTGTATCCGTTTTCCTGTGTTTTGCAGGTCGTGAACAATGCTGGTGTCAGCACCGCTGCAAGTGGAAACGAACTGTACATCCGCACCTACAACGAGGATGTCAGCTAATGCCTCGCGGGGTTTCACGGCTAGATGAGGCGCTGTTGCAGGGACGGCTCTGGTCGCCTGCGGTGCTCGGCCCCGCTTTATGGCTCACTGCTAGTGATTTGTCCACAATTAGTATTGCTACGAACGTAAGTCAGTGGCGCGACAAAAGCGGCTTTGATCGACATTTTGGAACGGGAAACGCAAACGTCCAGCCAGTTTATAGAGCAACGAGCTTCAACGGACGCCCATGCCTGGAGAATGTCTCTGGAGACTCGTTGAGTATTGGAGCATCCGGGCTTGGTCGTAACGTCGGCTGCATCACATGCGCCATTGTTGGCTCACATCCAACGGTCACGGCGATAACCAGTAATTCGACGGAATTAGCTATCTCGGTAGGGTCCGGTGCGCTACCGCGTTTCGCTATGTCTTCAAACCCAAATGCCACCAGTAAGTATGGCTTTTTTGGTAGACGCTTAGATGCGGACGCGGTTGCTAATTTTTCTTCCTCCACCGACTCACTCCCAAATCGCGGCAACCCGTGGATTCGCATTGGTGAGCGGGTTTATTCGGCTGGCGTTGGTAATCATTGGACTAATGGCATCCAGGATATGGCTGCCTTGGCGGGGGGAACCTCAGGTAATACGAGTGATACGAATTCTACCGGTGGGTCTATATTCACTTCTACGCCAAACTTCACGAAAATCGCGGAGATTCTGCTTTTCCACTTCCAATTAACGCCAAGCCAGCGACTGGGGCTTGAGGGCTACCTGGCTTGGGAGTGGTGGGGAGATGGTGCCCCTCTGCCAGCCCTGCATCCGTTCAAGAACCGCCCGCCGCTGATCGGAGACTAGCCCAATGCTTCGCCTTCGCGTTCCAGCGCTCGGAACAGGCGCAGCCGGTGGGGGCGGGATCACAGGCGCCGCAGGGTCTTCAGCGGGCGCCGCCACAGCTCAGGGGCAGGGCGCGGCCATTGTTGCCGCTGCGGGCTCCGCTAATGGCGCTGCAACGGCGGAGGGGCAGGGCGTATCTATTGCCGAAGCTGCTGGTTCCTCGGCAGGTGCGGCAACGGTATCCGGTGACGGCACGGTTGGCGGGTCTACAGCAAGCGGCGCTGGATCGTCAGCCGGCTCTGCGACAGCAGCAGGGCAAGGCAGGTCCACCACCGCAGCCGCCGGATCGTCGGCGGGATCGTCCACAGTATCTGGCGAGGGCCAGTCTACTGCTGCGTCAACTGGATCGGCGTCTGGTGCAGCAACGACGATCGGTGACAGCTCGGTTGGCGGGTCTGTAGAAGCCGGTGCCGGGGTTTCAGCCGGTACTGCTGCCGTGTCTGGGCAGGGCCAATCCACCGTTTCCACCGCCGGGGCCTCGGCGGGTGTTGCAACAGCGAACGGGCAGGGTGCGTCTACTGCCGCTGCCGCCGGATCGGCTGCAGGTGTGGCAACGGCAGCGGGGCAGAGCCCTGGCGGTGGCATTGCTGCCGGGGCTGGATCGTCTACCGGTTCAGCTACAGCATCTGCAGGTGGCGCACGGATCCTTGCCGCTGCAGGGGCTGCCTCTGGCATTGCCACGGCGGCGGGGCAGGGTGCGGCGATTATTGCCGCTACTGGCTCGGCCTCTGGTACTGCCACAGCAGCAGGGCAAAGCACTGCAGATGCAACCGTCTCCGCATCAGGCACGGCGTCTGGTATTGCAAGCGCTATCGGGGACGGCCGGTCCACAGTCAGTTCCGTGGGTACTGCTGCAGGCTTGGCGGCGGTCTTCGGGCGCGGCCCGAGCCTGATCGCCATTCGCTTTGCATTCCCTGGTGATCCAGCCAATGGGGGAAAACTGGCTATGAGCCGTGATGGCGGGCTCACCGTGAATGAGGTTTCAGTGGACACGTTTTACATCAAGCGGAACGACACAACCCCCGCGATCCGTTACAAGCTGAAACCAGCAGCGGTGGACCTGACCGGGGCGACCGTGCAGTTTCAGATGCGAGCAAGGCGACCACGTGGCGCCCCCCCGGTGATCGATACTGCAGCTGTGGTAGTGACCGAAACGGGCACGCCTACAGTGGAGTACACGTGGCAGGAAGGCGACACGGCCAATGCTGGCCTTTTTGAGGCGGAGTTCCGCGTGACTTATGCTGATGGCGAAGTTGAGACGTTCCCGAATGATGGGTTTATTACGGTTAAAGTTTCAGAAGACATCAAATAACCTAGTTCCGTATTTTTGGGTCACCGGGTGATCCACCAACCTGATTCCGTAGCAGCGCTGCGGCATCGGGAAAACTGGGGTAGAGCGCGATACCCCATGAACAGCGGCAACCAGCCCTCGGGCACCCCCAGCAAGCCACCTTTCTGGCGCGAAGTGGAGCAACAGGTAGCAGCGGGCCTGATCCTGCTAGCCGTGGCTGGCATCGGATACATCGGCATCACCGTGCCGCGCCAGCTTGACCTGGTATTGGAGAACCAGAAAGCCATCCTTGGTCGCCAGGTTGCTGCGGAGCTGCGGCTTGAGAAAGTGGAGGGTGCACTCCACGGCATTGATCGACGGGTGACGCGACTGGAGGCCCAGTGAACTGCCGGGAGGTGATCATCAACACCGTGGCCCTTTGCCTGGGCCTCGCCGCTGTCGGAGGGTATGGCGGAGCAATCTACTGCCAGTCGCAGGGTGGGGAATGCGTTGAGATCTGGAAGGCTGCAGGCACCGGGGCGCTGGCAGCAGCCACCACCGGAGGCACCCTGCTAGCCCAGTTGGATGGGCGGCGGCGAGACCCCCAGGATCGCCAGGATCCGACCTAGCCCTAAGCGGGTTGGGTGTGGAAGGCCTCTAGCAGTTCAGCGTGCCATTCCTCTAGGTCTTTCGGATCGGTGTCACATCGAGCCATGATGACAGGTTCAAAGTTGACGATCTCAGCTTTGGTGCTGCTGATCATTTTGACGGTCACCCCAACAATCCCACGCAAAATGCAGGATGCGGAGAACATCGTGCCGCCTGGGAGGAGATCAAAAGCACGGCCCATGATACCTAGCCCGCGCTTGCCTTCCAGGGGGAAGACCCGCTGAAGATCCCAGGCGATGGCAGCGGTAGGCACGGCGGCTTGCGTGTGTCTCAGCTTGCCGGGAAACCTGATGAAGACGCGATACAAGCATGGCTAACACTTCCCCTATTGCCCTGCCCCAACTGTTCAGGTACTGGCGGGCGCTGCCCCATCAGTCGGCGGCAATCGGTGAACTGGAGGCGGATCTTTTAGCTAACGGGTATGCGGTGGCCATGCGGCGTGATCGGCCGTGGTTTGCCACCTGGAGCCAAGACGGCAAGCAGGCTGAGCCTGTGGAGCTGCCAGCGGCACGCCCAACCAATCCGCTAACTGGGTTCCCCTATTTTTCGCAGCTCGACAATGAGGGCGGGACCGGTTTCAGGGAATGCCAGACGAGTTCGATCGCAATGTGCCTGGCTTATCTCGGTGCCGGTGGAATCACCTCGGACAACCAGTACCGGGCCGTCGTGCGGCGCCATGGTGACACGACCGACCAAGCGGCGCATCAGGCGGCACTAAAGCAGCTGGGGGTCAAGGCACGGTTCGTCACCAACTGCACAGCCGCTCAGGCTCAGGCTGAGATCAAGGCTGGCTTACCTATTGCGATGGGGTTCTATCACAAGGGCCCGGTTGGAGCCCCGTCTGGCGGCGGCCATTGGCTGGCGTGCTTCGGGTTTGAACCGTTGGGCTGGACTGTAAATGATCCACAGGGGGAGTTGGATCTGATCACCGGGCGCTGGTTGCGCACAGGCGGCAACTCTGGCCAAGCACTCCGATACAGCTACAGGAACTTCAATCCTCGCTGGCAGGCTGAGGGGGCCGCATCGGGCTGGGCCTGGCTGTTCAGCTAGACCCCTGGATCCGGCATCGGAGGGGGCCCTACGGCGGGCACAGCGCAGCGCCTGGCCATCAGGGCGACCCCGGCATCCTTGCAAAGCTGTTGAAGCTGCTCCCAGGCCTCGGGGCCGGACTTGGCTTCGACGCAATGATCCCCGGCGCAGATGCGCCAGACCAGCTCACCCTTAACGATCACCGCTTCCTGGACCGGGACGAGAGGATCAGGCACCGGTCTACTGCTGTGGTTCTGCAGGTTTCCGGGTTCTCAGGGGCTGAGACTCCCTGCGGCAACAGGCAGCGCTTATCAGACGGTATCGAAGGAAAACGTTGCCAAAGCGCTAGGGTCCGAACCACTGCACCGCAGCCTATGCGCCTCGGTTATGCCCGTGTCTCGAAGGAGGAGCAGAGCGACAGCCTGCCTGCCCAGGTGGCCAGGCTGCAGGGCGCCGGTTGCGATCGGATCGTGGAGGAGCTGGAGAGCGGCCGCAATGATGACCGCCCCGGCCTAGCGGAGGTGGTGGCCGAGGTGCGGGCCGGGAAGGTGACGGAGCTGCTGATCACCCGCGCTGACCGGCTGGGGCGCAATGCCGCGTTTGCGGATGAGCTGCTGGCGCTGTGTGCCCTGATGGGGGTGACCGTGACGGCGCTAGACGGCGGCACCATCGAATCGGCCACGCCACAGGGGTTCCTGCAAGCCAGGTTGCTGACCACCATGGCTGAGGTGGAGAGCAGGATGCTGAGCCTGCGGTTGCGGCGGCAGTTTGAGCAGTACCGGGCCCAGGGCCGCCACCTGCGGCGCCGGAAACCGTTCGGGTATCGAGGAGGTGCCAACCACCGGCTGGAGCCCCACCCGGAGCACTGGCCCCAGGCATTAAAGGTGCTGGAACGACTGCGGGAGCTGGGGAGCTTTTCGGCGGTGATGCGGGAACTGCCGAGCTGGTGCAGCTGGACCCCGGCGACCCCCAATTTGATGGCGTGGTTTTACAACCCCTGCATCCGGGGGCACGTGGGCCACCTGCTGCAGAAGGGAAGCGGGAAGAGCTGGAATCAGAAATGGGGTGAGATTCACTACGACCAGCACCCGGCGTTGATCGGCGAAGCTGATTGGCAGGAGCTTGCGATGTACTTGCGGCGCCCTGCCAATACTTTTCTGGGGCGAGGCCGCGAAGCTCGCCATGGGCTGACCGGGTTGCTGAGCTGCGCGGCGTGCGGTCACAGCCTGCGGCGCAACAACTCTGGCAACACGGCGTGGTGGCGTTGCCGTCACCGGCTGTGCCAGGAACGGGGCGCCATCCGGGAGTGTGATGCCATGCCTTTGGTGGTGGCGGCGTGCGTGGCTGCTGCAGATCGCCTGGCGGCGGCGTATGCCATGCCCGCCGACGAGGATCCGGCGGTGGCGGCAAAACGGCGGGATCTGGAGCAACTGGAGGGACTGGCTAGGCGAAACCCTGCGATTGCCTCAGCGTGCGTTGCATTGCGATCGGAGATTGACAGCCTGATACGACGGCCGAGGGTGGCGCCTGAACTGGCTGGATATGCCGAGCGGATCAGCGACCCTGAGTTTTTTTTAGGTGCGACACCGCAGGAGCAGCGGGCGCTGTTTTCGGCGGTGCTTGAGAGCCTGGCGGTGGGTCCAACGGGGGAAGTCCACGCTCAGCCGCGTAGCTGGTGAGCCGACTGGCGAGGGCTTCACGGAGGGTCATTGCAGCGGCCATGGCTGCACCCCAGGAACATCAAAAAAGCCGAGCTGACCCGTGAAGGGAACAAACGGCAGTGGCCTTGGGTCGCGCAGAACAAACCCATAAGGGCCCTGAAACCATAGTGAATCAGACTGGTAAACGCAATCAGTAAGATTTACACTGCCAATTATGCCGCCGCGTGGCAAGTTATCTGGCTCAAAGGAATCAAGCAAGTGTCCAATCCTGCGAAAGCCATTGGCATCGGCAAAATCCATTGCGTCTAAGTATTCTTTTCTTGTCATACCTTTAGCCGCATGGATCAAAAGCGGCCCTCGCACTCTTGTTCCCCAATTGCGGTTTTCGATGTCTTTGCCGGCCAGCAAGATAAGGCTGGCCCATGGCTGGCGGATAGATAGGGCGAGAGTCATAGTTGCCCACCCTGCCCCAGCGTCGCCAGGAATGCGCGAACCGTTTCAATGCCCTCTTGCGTGTCCAGATCAGCGGCCCGAGCCTGAGCCAGGGTTGGCGGGGTTGGCGGGGGGCTGTGGAGGTTGTTGGCGATGGCTAACAAGTCATCCCACCAACGATCATCACCACAGTTACCCCATGCTTGGTCCATCGCCTCCCGCAAGAAGGCGGCAAGGAAACGGCGATTGATAAGAAGCGGATTGGTGCAGTTACGGAAAGCCGCCAAACAACCGGCTCGATACGCCGCTTGCGTCTCCGGCGTCAGCTTCGGAAACTCTTCGTGCTTGCTCACGCCGCCACCCCCTGTTGCTGGGTGCGGACAACGTGCAGCGCGAAGTCCAGAACATCTGCAAACGGGTTGACCTGACGCCAGGCGTCGTACTCAGCCCGCAGTTGTGCGCGGCTGCTGCGCTCGGCTTGGGTCAGCTCGGGGCCGTCGTCGTGAGGCTCTAGCGAAAGGTGCCTGGCAAGGTCCATGGTGTTGCGGGTCGTTGGTGGTGGTGCGGCTGTTGCCGTTCCGTAATCTTAAGCCACTGACTGCGCTTTCGTAAAGCCGATACTGCGATTTCGTAACGCATCAAGCCAAACGACCGTTTCCAGCCCGGTTACCCATGGCACGGTGCAGTCGTCCGGGTCGTGCTCGGTGGTGGTGACGCCAAGGGGGCTGGCCCAGATCAGGAAGGGCCGATCGATAACGGTGCGGAGCTGATCGGAGGCCATCACCAGGGCCCCACCTAGGGCAGCAAGCCAGGGCTCGGGGATGGCTGGGGGCTGGGCCTCGGTGATCAACAGGGCGATACCCAGGGCGCCATCAGGGAAGCGGAGCAGTACATCGGCGGTGGTGGCTACCCGGAGGCGGTGGTCGGCAAGGTGGATCGGCGTCGCGATGATCTGCGCCTCGTCCCACAGGCCCCAGGAGGTCAGGTGCGCGGTTGTCCGGCTGATTGGGTCGTTGCCCCCGTTGAAACGCTCCACAGGCCCTCCTGCTGCCTTCTGGCGGGCCATGCGAGCGAAAGCGCGGCGGATGGTGCCGCTCGGCTGGCTGATGCGCTGCTCGGGGTAGAGGGCGGCCACCACCTCGGCCACCGTGCGGCGGATCATGGTGCCGCTGGTGTGTTGGTAAATGCCGGGGATCGGGGTCGGGCGGCAGGTGGGGGTGAATATCACCGCGCCCCCGCAAAGCTGGCCACCACAGCTACGGCTGGGGGCGCCTTCAGATTGCCTTCGGCGGCAGCCTCTAGGAGCTGATCAGCCCGGTTGGCATTGCGGAGCACCCAGGCGGCTGCAATGCCCCCGTCATCAGCCTCCAATGGCCAGAACCCCAGCAGCGCATTCTCAAACCACCACCGGCCCTGCGCAAGCTGCTCGGGCGTCCAAGTTCTGGAATCAATGCCACGCTTGCGCAGTTTGGAAACCGCTGAGGCCACGGCGCGAACATGAGCGCGGCGCTGCTCTGTGCTGAGGTGATCGGGGTGCCACTGGGTTGAACCGGCGGGAAGCTGCGGCTGCTGCGGTGGCGCCTGCTCCTTCCGTGCGGGGGCTGGGTCGTGGAAGCGATCAGGGGCGGCCATGCGCTGAGTTAGATCCTTCCGCAGGCCACGGTCCACCATGGGCTGATCGCTGATCACATCTTCCCCGCGCTCGCGGCGGATGGTGCGATCGACCGGGTAGGCATACCGGAGTAGGGCCATGTGTGGCGCCATGCCCCTGGGGGGCTCTGGGTCGAGCACCCGCTGCTGAACCGCGTAGAGCAGGATTTCATCGGTGAGATCGATCTTCGCTCGCTCGGGGAAGGTGTCCCAAGCCATCACCAGGGCCGCTGCTGATAGCGGCTTGGCCATCGGCAGGATCTGCATCAGCGAGGTTATGGCTACCTGGAACTGCTGGAGGCTGATCACGCGACGACCTCTGCGAGCAGGGTTTGCTGAGAGGCGGCTGCAGCGGCAGCCTTGCGGGCATCGCGGGCTTGAATGAACGCAACGGCAGCGGCAGCGTTTTCCTCAGGGGTTGGGCGACGGTTGCTAGTGGTGGCCTGCTGCATCCCGAACTTGCGCCAGTTGCCGTAGCTGACCGAAAGCCACGGCTTGATCGGTGCCCGGTCGATGCCGGTTTGAAGCTGGGTGCGAACCATCTCGGTTCCGCCCTGTGGATCCTGCTGGATCAGGCCGAGCTGTTTGATCAGACCATCCCAGGCTTGCTGGGTGCGGGCTCCGGCTTTCACGGCCCAGAAACCCAGGATCTCGGGATGGACGGGCAGTAGCTCGGTTGGGATCAGGTCGTGTGATGGCTGGAAGCGTGGCTTCCGTGGCTTGGTCAGGGCCATGGTCTGCGGTGGTGGTTCTGGAATCTTAGCTGGTTCTGGGTTTTTGGAAAGCGCAGCAGCAACGGGCACGGCAACGGGCAAGGCTTCGACCGTGATCAGCTCGCCCTGCCCCTCGCGTGTGTTCCCCCCACTGGGGGGTAAGGGGGGTTCTAAGTCTTGTTCAATGGTTCTTGTTAGATGGTTCTTGTTAGGGGGGGCTTTTGCCCCAGGGGTGGGGTGGTGCTTTTGCCCCAGGGGTGCCTTGGGGCATCTGCCCCTTGGGGCTTTTGCCCCAGGGGTGGGGCGTTTGCGGGGGGGGTTGCGAGGCTCAAGCAGGACCGTGAAGTTGGGTGTGCTGCCTGGCCTTTCTTCCCTCAACAGCCAGCCGTTTTCGATCAGCCAGTTCCTTGCCTCACGCACGTCTTTTGGGTCCATCCGGCATTGGCTGGCTTGCGTCTCAACCGATGGGTAGGAATTACTCCGAACGCCAAGGCTCCCACTACCGTGCTTCCAGAGGTTAAGGTAGACGAAAAGAGTTCCCTTGCGATCCGCAGTGGCGTCCATCAAGAGTTCTGGGGCCATTGCAAACAATGAGCATGTAAGCGTTGCCGAATATGCCGCCTGGTCGGCAGCGCTTGGGGCTTTGTTCATGTAGAATAATTCCGCATAGTTGGTCTAAAAGCCTCCCGAGCTGGCCGCAAGGGGGGCTTTTTTGTGCCTGGCACCGGGTCGAGCCCAAGCCAGCACGGGGCCATCCTACCCGAACCTCAGCGGTCTGCTCCGCTTTGGCAACTGCCACGCACCCACTTGCAGCAGGGTGCAGTAAAGCATTGATCAAAATCACAGTTTGTAAGCCGTAGAAGGGCTTACGGTTGGATTATGAAAGCCCTCACCGACCTACGTCAGGCCCTCGACTGGCCACACCTGCCCCCGCCACCAACTCCGACCGTGCCCGACTCGCTTCCCCCAGGCCGCCAGCTCTCATCCCGTCGTCACCTGATGGGCCGGCAGCACCTTTCGGCCGTGCTGAATTTTTGGTTGGCCCGTACCGGCCTTTCTCATGAGCAGCTCGGCTCAATTGCCGACTGGGCCTTGAGCGAGAAGGGTTGGCTGTCCTCGCCGCAGCTGAGCCACCTGCGCAACGGATCAGTCGTCAAGCCCAGCCACCGGAACCTAGACGCGCTGGGCGGTGCCAACGAAGCGATCTGGTTATGGCAGATGCGAGGCCCAGAGGTGTGCATGAGGCGCTACGGGCCGCACTCGGCTTACCGAATCGACGATCAGTGGCTGAACAACGCAATCTGGCTTCATCATCCTCACCACACAGACGAGGCCCTGAACTACGCCGATTTTTGCGACCTGCAGGCGGGTTACCTGGTGCTGCCTTACCTCGGCGAAGTGAATCTGTCCCCAAGCGAGGCTAGGGCCCTGAGCCAGGCTCTTGCCGACCTGTTCGACCAGTTGGCTCGGGAGCGCATGGCCGATGGGCAACCCATGCGCCAGGCACTCGATGCCGTGCTGGCCGCCTACCCCTCCTCAGCCTCTCCTGATCGCCGCGATCACCTGCGATCAGTGATCCTCGGATCCGCCGACTACTCCAAAGCCGAGCTGGAGAAGGAATTGTTCATGCTGGCTGAGACGGTCAGGACGCTTCGAGGACTACCGGAAGGAGGTTATGGACCGGCTGAACTGCACGCAGAGTTGTCTGCATCGCGGCGCCGCGCCTGACCACGTGGAACAGGTAATGACCACCTAGCCACACTTCAGCCTCGGTGATGGCGGTCTGCTCGCACAGGGCCCGCCAGACCGCATCAGCCTGTTCCTGGTTTGCTGCGTGAATGCGGATCGGTGGGTTTTTTGCGGTTTCCATTTAGTGGAGCGTGTTGCGGCTTCTATGGCAGGGTACTCGGTTGGGTTTTCAAAGAGGAGAGCCTCGTTAGCCTTCTGGAAAGCTAAGCCGTAAGATCACCACCCCGCCGAACCCCTGGATCCATGAAACTGGACAGCATCGCCATGCGCGGCAGCGGAGAGCTGCTGTTTCAAATCAGAAGCAAAAATCTTTCATCGGTTGACGTGGCTACCTACGCAAACCTGCTGCTTGCTGTGGACGAGAAGGGGCAAGTTCGGCCAGGTAACGAGATTCTTTGCTCAGCCTCGGTTGAGCGACTAATTGCGCTCAACTTTTGCGCACAAGTTAACGCATCGGTTCTTATGCTCAACCCTCACGTTGCCCAGTTGGGCGATACCCCAAGCAAGCGCGGGCAGCTCCGCAAAGCATTTCGTCAACTCACAGAGGCCTGATCAATGTACTTTCCTCAAGACAACGTAGAACAACCCCTCTACGTTATTACGCCATTGTTCAATCCGCAACGCTATAAAAGGCGCTGGAAGCTATGGGCTGATTTTCAGAAGCACGTCCGCGATGCGGGCGCCGTGCTGCTCACGGTAGAGTGTTCGTTTGGCGAGCGCACCAGTGCTGCAGATGACTGGGCGTATCCGAACGACTCTAAAGAGGACCCCACCTACACCAGCTTTGGCCCAGCTCCTGTGCCTCCAGCGGCCAAGATGCCGCCTAACAGATTAAAGCAGGACTACATCAAGGTTAGGTGCGACTACGAGCAGGAAATATGGACCAAGGAGTCTCTACTTAATGTCGCCTTGCAACACCTTCCACCTGACTGGAAGTACGTTGCCTGGATTGATTCAGATGTGCTTTTTGCTCGACCTGATTGGGTATCAGAAACCCTCCATCAACTCCAGCACTACCACGTCGTGCAGATGTTCAGTGTTGCGCTGGATCTGTCACCAAAATACGAACCAATCGCAGCCCACCACTCGTTTGTCCACAGCTATCAGCAAGGGCTGGTGCCCCCTGATTCCGGTGATTATTACGGTGGCGGCAATGGCGGTAAGTCAGCCGTCAATCGCTGGCACTCCGGCTACGCTTGGGCAGCCAGGCGGGAGGCCCTAGACATTGTTGGGGGCTTTATGGATTTCCCGATCCTCGGCGCCGCTGATCACCACATGGCTAAGGCTTTGATCGGCCGGGGTCAGGAGAGTGTCCACAAAGACATTCACCCAAACTACAAAGCTGCCGTGATGGCTTGGCAGGACAGAGCCGAGCAACACATCAAGCGCAATGTAGGATGTGTGGATGGGACTCTGCTTCATTATTGGCACGGTTCTAAGGTTAACCGTCGATACGTTGATCGTTGGAAAATCTTGGTAGAAAACAACTTCGATCCTCAGGTTGACATTTACAAAGATACTAGGGGAATTTACAAACTAAGCGGCAACAAGCCACGCCTGAGGGATCAGATCCGCGCCTATTTCCGCCAACGCAACGAGGACGGTATTGACATGCAGGATGGTGACGACAAGCTCGGGCTGTTGTCAAACCATGATCACCTGGTGCCTTGGTGACGCGGGGCGGACAGGGCGGCGGGTTGGCTGTTGCCCTTTCCAAACGGCTTAGGGATGGGGTAGAATTGCAAAGCCAGGGGGGCAGCCCCCACAGCCAACCCCTGGTAACACCACCACCGACCCCCACCATGAGCGAGCTTTCGGGACTCCTGGCCCCGCCAAACCTAGGCAGTGTGATCACTGCTGCCGACATCGACAAGAAAGGCACCGGCTCCTATGCCGCCGATTACGTCAACTGGGCCCGTACCGCTCAACTCCTGCGTGAGCACGCACCCGGCTGGCAGTTTCACCTACGCAGCGCCACCTCCGACGGGCAGCATGTGTGGAAGGCCCCCAACGGCACCGGCTACGTGGTCGGGTATTTCGTAGGTCCAGACGGCTTTACGACTCCAGACTTCCCTCAAGCGGTGATGGACAACCGCAACGCGGCGATCAAGTTTGAGGCGATCGGCGCACGGGATCTGACCGACACGCACCGCCGCTGCCTCTGCACCGCTGCCGCCGCGCAGTTCGGCCTAGCCTGGCAACTTTGGGCTAAGGAGCCGGTGGAGAATCCGCACCGCGAATCTGATCCTGCGCCTGTCAAAGCGCCCGCCAAGCAACAGCAAGACGCCCGCATTACCCTGGCGACCGCCAACAAGCGCTGTCGCGAGGCTGGGCTCACCGAAGCCGGAATTGCCGCCATGGCTATTGAACTGAGCAAAGGCGCCTCAGCCGCTATTGGAGGCCTTCCTGCCGATGTTCAGCGCAAGCTGGCCACTGCTGGCGTGTCCGATGCCTCGGTAGCCAAGTGGAACGCTGCCGGTGCAGCAGCAGCCGCCAAAGATGCCGCCGAGTCCGACGACGACCCCGATCTGCCGGCCACCTGGGACGCTCCCGCCGCCGCTTGATCTATGGCCCGCCGGGGCCAACCCGGCAACATCCACTAACACCACATCCCATGGCATCCCTCAACGTCTGCAGCTTCACCGGTCGCGCTGGTCGTGA